GTTTTTATCATGGAGATATTATGTCTACAAAATCTAAAGTCCTTGCCTATCTTTCTAAAGAAGGTTCTTACAACACTCTGACCGCAAACAAAATGCAGTCAGTTTTCGGTGTTGCAAACCCATCCGCAACTATCAATGAGTTGCGTAATGAAGGTCATGCAATCTACTTGAACAGCCGCATCAATACAAGCGGAGAGAAAGTTTCTTTCTATCGTTTGGGTACACCAACTAAACGTATGGTCGCTGCAGGTATTGCTGCAATTCGTTCAACTGGTGAGCGTGCATTTGCCTAATTAGAGGCGAATAGTTGAAGAAGGAGAGATATATATTAGTATCTCTCCTTTTTTTTTATTTTATGGACACATTATGGAAATTCAAGTAAACGTAGATGATTTGAAAAAGAATAAACTATTCATTGCTACGCCAATGTATGGTGGTATGACTCACGGCTTGTATGTTAAATCATGCCTTGATTTACAAACCACTATGAGTCGGTATGGTATTGAAACTAAGTTTTCTTTTCTTTTCAATGAATCATTAATCACTAGAGCTCGCAACTATCTTGTTGATGAGTTTCTCCGTTCAGACAACACACACTTACTGTTTATCGATTCCGATATTCATTACTCACCGCAAGATATCATTGCACTAATGGCATTAGACAAAGATGTTATTGGTGGTCCCTATCCTAAAAAATCAATCAACTGGAACAACGTAGCTGAAACTGCTCGCAAACATCCTAACCTAGAACCAAAAGAACTTGAAAATTTGGTTGGTGAATATGTCTTCAACGTAGTTAAAGGCACGAATCAATTCCAAGTTTCAGAACCACTTGAGGTGATGGAAATTGGAACTGGCCACATGATGATTAAACGTCATGTGTTTGAAAAGATGGCAGCTGAATATCCAACTATCAAATACAAACCAGACCACGTTGGTCAAGCTAACTTTGATGGCTCACGTTACATTCATGCTTACTTTGATACTGTTATCGACACCAAAGAATCTATTACAGGTGGCGGTTCAGAACGATATCTAAGTGAAGATTATATGTTCTGTCAGATGTGGCGTAAAATGGGTGGACAAATCTATCTCTGTCCTTGGATGCGTACACAGCACATTGGTACATATGCATTTACTGGCAATATGCCAGCTGTTGCACAATATACTGGCCGTCTATGATTATAGGGCTGGTAGGTTTTATCGGTTCTGGTAAAGGGACAGTTGGTGATATCCTTGAAGTTCATGGATTCACCAAAGATAGTTTTGCCAAACCTTTAAAGGATGCCTGCTCAATAATGTTCGGTTGGCCAAGAGAGTTGCTTGAGGGTGATACCGAAGTTTCTCGCAAGTGGCGTGAAGAACCAGATTCTTTCTGGAGTGAAAAATTTGGTTATTCTTTTACGCCACGCTTGGCATTACAATTGATGGGCACAGAAGCAGGAAGAAATGTGTTTCACCAAGATGTATGGGTTATCTCATTATTGAATCGTGCAAAAGGTAAAGATGTAGTTGTTACTGATGTTCGATTTAAGAATGAGATAAATTACATTCAACAAAACGGTGGAGTAATTGTGCGTGTCAGGCGAGGTGAAGAACCTGATTGGTACAAACTTGCCGAAGATGCAGCTGCCGGTTTTTCATCAGCAATTATGGGAATGAAAGACAAAGGCATACACCAATCGGAATGGGATTGGATTGGTTCTGAATTTAATTATACCATAGACAACGATGGCACAGTTAATGAACTAGGTAATAAAGTGAAAGAGCTGTTGCAATTCATTCGTTAATGTTGTATAATCATTTATATTATTTTTTTGTGGAGAAATTATGAAACTATCTAATGACACCTTGAGTGTTCTAAAAAACTTTGGTAACATCAATCAAGGCATTTACTTTAAAAAAGGTAAAGTTCTAAAGACTGTATCTTCTGGTAAGAATATCTTGGCCGAAGTTACCATCAATGAAGAAATTACTACCAATTTTGGCGTTTACAATCTAAATGAATTTCTTTCTGTTGTATCTTTACACAAAGATACTCCAACTTTTGAGTTTACTGAAAAGTCTGCTGTTATCATTGGTAATAAAGGTCGTAGTAAAACCAATTATCGTTTTTGCGATTCATCTATGCTCACGTTACCGCCAGAGAAACAATTACAAATGCCTGACCCTGAGATTTCTTTTCAGATGACAGCTGAAGACTTTGATTGGATTTTGCGTAGTGCATCTGTTCTAGGTTCACCTCACATTGGGATTGAATCGAATGGTGAAACAATTAATATCATCACACTAGATACCTCAAATGATGCTGCTCACACCGATGCACTTGAAATTGCAAAAGGTAATGGTGATAAGTATCGCATGGTATTTAAAACTGAAAACATCACCAAAGTTTTGGCTGGTGCTTATGATGTTAAAATCTCATCTAAAGGTATTTCACACTTCACAAACAAAAAGATTCCTTTACAGTATTGGATTACAACTGAAGCTGGTTCTAAGTTTGAAAAGGCCTAATCATGGGTGAAATAAGAACTTGGGTGGACAGAACTGAATATGTTTCTGTATTGAAAAAAGAAATTGAAGTTTTGAAAACCAAATACAAACCACATGAAGAAGGTACTGGCCATTTCAATACTGCAATTAGTGTTTTGGAAGGACGTATCAAAGAGATTGAAGAAGAATTGAGTTGGCCTTTTCCAAAATCTATTGACTGATACGAATTTAATTATATTATGAAAGAGGTGAATTGTGGAACATTTATTGTGGACGGAGAAGTATCGTCCTAAAACTATTGAAGATTGTATTCTTCCTGAACGCCTAAAGAAACCGTTTCAGGAGTATGTTACTCAGAAGAACATACCTAATCTTTTACTTACTGGCGGTGCAGGCGTTGGTAAGACTACTGTGGCGAAAGCCATGTGTAATGAAATCGGTTGTGATTTTATGATTATCAATGGTTCTGATGAGAACGGCATTGATATGGTCAGAAACAAAATCACCAACTATGCATCATCAATGTCCTTTTCTGGTGGTCGTAAAGTCATCATCATCGATGAGGCTGACTATCTGTCTGCAAATGCTCAGGCAGCTTTTCGAAATGCAATTGAAGAATTTGCTGGCAACTGCTCATTCATCTTTACTTGTAACTTCAAAAACAAAATCATTGAACCTCTACACAGTCGATGTGCGGTCATTGAATTCACACTTAAAGCTTCTGAGAAGTCATCTATGGCTGGTCAATTCTTTAAGACTATTCAAACGATTTTATCTGAAGAACAAATTGATTATGAAACACCAGTTGTTGCTGAGTTAATCAAGAAACACTTTCCAGATTTCCGCCGTGTCATTAATGAACTGCAAAGGTTCTCAAAGTTTGGTAAGATTGATACTGGTGTTCTATCTCAAATTGTTGATGTGTCGTTGAATGACATTATCAAATTCATTAAAGATAAAGACTTTGGTGCAATTCGTAAATGGGTTGCCAGTAATGATATTGACCCAGCTGCACTCTATCGTAAACTCTATGATAACTTGTATGAAGTATTGAAACCTCAATCCATTCCGCAAGCAGTTATTATTATTGCAGACTATCAATACAAACAAGCATTTGTTGCAGACCAAGAAATTAATCTTGTGGCTTGTTTGACAGAATTGATGGTGTCGTTGGAGTTTAAGTGATTAAAATCTTTACACCAACCATAGAATGGATTCGTAATGACTGGAATAGTAATCGTTTTCGCTTTTCTGTTGAGTTGTTTGCTTGGGCTATATCTATCGGGTGTAGCATTACGATGGCTGCCACGGTACCACATCCACCCCTACTTGTTCTCTATCCTATATGGATTGCTGGTTGTGCTATGTACGCTTGGGCTGCTTGGACTAGGAAAAGTTTTGGAATGCTGGCTAACTATGTCTTGTTAACTACAATTGATACCGTTGGACTGTTGAGAATGTTATGATTATTGATGAACGCAACTTGGATGAGAAAGCTTTATACAATAATCCAATTTACTTATTGACAGGTGATTTTGAAACGGCTAAGTTTTATAGTTGTCTTGCATCTGCCTGTTGTAAATTTGGTTACTTTGTAGAGAAAGCAATCAAAGAACATTTTGTATATACATACATCAAACAAACAGAAATAGGTGTTACAAATACAGGAAAGTTTCTGTTACAGAAACCTAAGTTTGGTGCAGAAGTGCCAGATTATGTGTTGGTTGATGAAGATACAAAAACAATTTATGTTTATGAATTGAAGATTAATCTCAGAAACATGGACTCAAAGAAGGCACATGGAGAGAAAGCCAAATATCAAAGATTGAAATTACATTTAGAAGAAATACATTCAGAATATGAAACTAAAATCTTTGTTGTCAATTTTCTAGGTGCATCTGGTAGGAATGTTAGTTTGTATGAAGGACTAGACTACCTGAAGATAGTATCAGGTGAACAGTTCTGTGAGATGATGGATGTATCTTTCGCTGTGGTTATGGATAAAATACATTCCTCACGAAGTGAAAATCAACAGTTTTTATTAGACTATAAACAGAAGAAATTGGAAGAAGTCAAACAACTACAATTTCAACAACAAAATACATTGGTGCAATTTTATGAACCCATTTGACTATGTAAACCAGATTTTGTATGGCAAGAAGAACCTGATTGTCGATGAGGTCACGGAAAAGTCATATACTCCCTTTCTCGTTAACCGGTCACTATCCTATCACAAAGACTGTATCGGATATGCCAATGAGGTCAACCAACGCCATCACCTGGACAAAAAGTTGCAATATGATTTTTTACTAAATACGATTAGGTCACAAAAACGACCTTTTGCAAAGTGGGTTAAGTCTGAAAAAAGTGAAGATATAGAATGTATTAAGACCATCTATGGTTTTTCAGACACCAAAGCTCGTGAAGCTCTACGCCTACTTAGTAATGAACAAATCCAACAATTAAAAGAACAAACCGATACAGGTGGATTAAGGAAATGATATGGTTGATTTGGCCAAGTTTGTTGAGGTCACACTCAATGAACAGGACGATTTTTTGAAGGTAAGAGAAACACTTACCCGAATTGGTGTATCATCTCGCAAAGAAAAGGTCCTGTACCAATCATGTCATATATTGCACAAGCAAGGACATTACTATTTGGTACATTTTAAAGAACTGTTTGCGTTAGATGGTAAGCCAACAAATATCTCTGAGAATGATGTTCAGAGAAGAAATGCAATTGCAAAATTATTGGAAGAATGGGGTCTTGTTAAGATTTTAAATCAAAAGGTAATTGGTGAAGACGTTGCACCATTACATCAAATTAAGATTATTGCTTTCAAAGAAAAAGATGAATGGGAATTGGTACCGAAATATAATATCGGTAAAAAACCAAACGAAAATTTAAACTACTGATATAAATAGGATTGTCCATGAGGACAAAGCCAACGCCTTAGGGGTTGGTTATTTCTGTAACTCGCTTAATAGGAGAACTATATGACACTAGGACATATTTCATTTGGTCCATTACATCATACGACACTTGGCTTCGAACGCCTGTTTAACGACATGGAAAAAATGTTAGACAGTAATATTTCGAAAACGGTGTCAACATTTCCACCTCACAACATTCTTAAACTAGATGACAATCGCTACATGGTAGAATTGGCAGTTGCTGGTTTTTCAAAGAATGAAATTGATATTACCATAGAAGATGGTAGTTTGATTATTAAAGGTGAGAAAGAAGAAAAAGAAACCGATGTTCAATATTTACACAAAGGTATTGGCACTCGTTCTTTCACCAAAACACTCCGTATCGCCGATACTGTTGAAGTTAGAGGTGCGGAATTTGCTGATGGTATTCTTAAAATTGGTTTAGAGAATATTGTTCCTGACCATAAGAAACCACGCAAGGTCGAAATCGGCAAACAAATTAAGTTTGCTCAACCTGAACTACTAACAGAGTAGTTTGCCTGAAAGGTGCGGTTGTTTGCCGCACCTTCTCAAAATTTGTGTTATAATTGTTGCATCTTAACAGAAAATTATATTATGAGAATAGCACTTGCCTCTGACATTCACCTAGAATTTGCAGATATCAATTTGCAGAACACAGAAAATGCCGATGTATTAATACTCGGTGGAGATATCTGTGTAGCTGCTGACCTTGGTCGACCAGACCCTCATGGTTTCTTAGAAGGCGCAAAAAGTAATCGTATTGCCGATTTCTTCAAGCGTTGTTCATTCCAATTCCCTCATGTAGTGTATATCATGGGTAATCACGAACACTATCATGGTGATTTTGCCACAAGTGGAAACAAACTCAAATCAATGTTAGAATCTAATATGTTGAGCAATGTGTATTTGCTTGACAAAGAATCTAAAGTGATTGATGATGTAACATTCATTGGTGGTACATTATGGACTGATATGAACAAAGAGGATGAAATGACTCTACTGCATATTCGTGGAATGATGAATGACTTCCGTTGTGTATCAAATTCTAATCGTATGATTGAACGTAAAGTTCCACTATACGAAGAAAATCCAAATTTCACACCTGATGGTAAGAATGGTAGTCGATATCTTACCAAAGAATCTGGTGGTTACATTGAGATTGGACACAAAAGAGTTTCACAGCCTTCTACATTTTGTCCCGAAGATGCAGTTGTTGACCATAGACAAATGCTTGGTTATATTCAAACTGTTATTGAAGGTAAGTTTGACCAAAAGTTTGTTGTTGTTGGCCATCATGCACCAAGTAAATCATCTACTCATCCTCGTTATGCAAAGGAAGAATTGATGAATGGTGGTTACAGTTCTTCATTGGATGAATACATCATGGATCATCCACAAATTAAATTGTGGACTCATGGCCATACACATGAAGACTTTGATTACATGGTTGGTTCTACCCGTGTCGTTTGTAATCCCCGTGGTTACGATGGTTACGAAGATAGAGCTGACCATTTTAAACTTAAATACATAGAAGTTTGATATGAGTGAGTATTCTCCAGACAAATGGTTAGTTATTAAAATCATTGGTCGACCTTCTGAAAAACCAGTTTATAAAATTTTTGGTTGTTGGTATGGAGGTTATCTCGGCTCAGATTCTTGGCAACTGAATTCTGGTATAACCTCCGTATCTGAAAATACCGATTACTATTTTTTTGAAGGTAGTAGTGGTTCAACATATTCATGTCGCAAAGGTTCTTATGGTGCCAATGGATATGGTTATGGTGTTCTTGAAGATATGATTGAGAAAGCGGAAGCAAACGATATCACAATTGAAATGTTAACTGAAGAAACAAAATGGATGGAATTAAATTATGAAAACTAATAGCAACTTTAAACTCAGCAAACAAACAAAACGATTCATGGCTACCATAATTGATGATAATGAACGAAATATCTACAAAAGATTGATGATTAATGCTCAATTAGAATCTCTAAAACCACCACCATCACATAAAGAAAAACGTAGTGAAAAGTAAATTCATAGAAGTTTATATGAAAGTGGCGGAGACATTTGCAGAATTGTCTTCTGCCAAAAGACTTCATGTTGGTGCTATTGTAGTCAAAGATGATAGAATCATTTCAATTGGTTACAATGGTATGCCTTCAGGTTGGGATAACAACTGTGAAGATAAAGAATACATGAGTAGTGATGCCGGAGGTTGGTTGGATCCCAATGAAATTGAGGAACAATGGCCAAATC